AGTCAAACATTAGCATTTACAAAGGCATGGGAGGAAGATATTGATTTTATAAATGATCTGGGGTTAAATAAATTTAATCAATTATCTTACTATCTACAAGGAGGGGATGCAGGTAAAAGTGAGACTTTCGCTCAGAGTTTGCCATATATCGTTGGTGGGGATGCAGTCAAAAATAGCTTTCAATTCCCTTTCCCAAATTGTATTGCTCTAGTTAAAGAGTTAATGGGCATAGAATGAAGATACATATAGTAGTTTTCACAGAACATGTAACTGTCCGTGCTGCTCCCGAAGGCCCGGATGGGTTAATTGGTGACTTCTACCGTGAATTATCCCCCGGCGATGCCTTATGGGGCGTTGACTATGCGAATCTGCGCGCCATGGGAGATGGGGAGCACGATTTCCCACCAGAGCCCGAAAAAAGTTAAGGTTTTTCGTCTTAACCCCTTGACTTTTAACAAAAAGCGTACTAAACTTAGATCATGAAACCAGTCTTTCTCCGCGCCGCCATCGCGCTTGAGGCTCCCGTCAACGAAACGGGGGCTTTAGCGCGTTCGTTTTCCGGGGTTGCGTACGCGGGCGGAGTTGTCCCGTATTACGGGGACCGTATCGTGGTCGATTTGGCCACCTTGCGCGCGACCGCCCCGCTCCCCCTGTTGTACCTCCACGAGCAGGAAGCAACCATCGGGGTCGTCACTGGTGTTACGAATTCCGGGGCTGAACTGCGCGATGCCGGGGACCTATTTTCCGACATTGATCCAGTGGCCCAATCTATCGCCAAGAAGTCCGCACGTGGATTGCCTTATCAGCAATCCATTCGGGTGGACGATTACTCTGTGGAATATGTCCCCCCTGGTGGTGACGCGACGGTAAATAACCGTAATTTCACCGGCCCCCTGGTAATCTACCGAAACGGACATATGCGGGAAATAACCCTGTGCGCGTTAGGTGCGGACTCGTCCACATCCGCATCGTTCTTTACCGCGCCCCATCTGTCCGACGAACAACCGAATCCACCCACCCGTAAGGAGGCCACCATGGCTGAAAACGACACCACGGCGGTCCGCCTTGCGGAAGCAACCGCCGAAAATGCGACCCTCAAGAAGACCGTCACCGAACTGACCGCCCGCGCCGAGAAGGCGGAAGGGGAGGCGAATGCCCTCAAGCTCCAGGCCACCAGCCGTCGGACCCAGGATGTCAAAGCCCTGTTCGCGGCCATGGGCAAGCCAACCGAGGGGGATGCCTTCCTGGCACAGTCCTCTGTCTATATGGGGCTGCCCGAGGACGCCTTCCTCACGCTGACCGCCGACCTCCGGGCCGCCCGCCCTGAGCAACAGGACCAGGGACACAACGTCGATCCCGCCCTGTTCCAGGAACAAGCCGTCGGCGGTGAGAAGGATAAGAAGGACCCCTTGACTCCGGTCAAGCTGATGGCCGTCAATGATTTGTATGCCCGCCGCCGCAAGGCCGCGATGGGCGGGAGTAACTGAACATGGCAACGCAAACCTTTTCCCAGATCGACCGGGCATGGGAAGTCATGCTGTCGGGGGAGATTTCTCCTCAGTCCGTGAAGCAGATCACTATCCCAAGCGGCGCAGGTGCCATTGGCGCGGGTGCAGTCCTTGGTATGCAGACCCGCCGCCAAGCCGCCGCCGCCGTTCCCGGCGCACCCAATACCACGGGAGGCACGGGCACGGGGGCAATGACCAACCTCACCTTCGGCCCTGATGTCCAGGTCGGCGCATACCTGATCACGCTGACCGCCACCGCTGCTACCGCCGCTTTCTCCGTGGTCGCCCCCGATGGTTCGATCCTTCCCAATGGCGCAGTGGGCACCGCGTATAAGTCGAGCCATCTGTCCTTCCTGGTGAGCAACGGGGGCACCATGACCCTGGGCGACCGCTACACGGTCACGGTCACGGCGGCGGGCACCCCTGTTGTCGTCGGCGGCACGGGCAACGGTGTCATATCCGCAATTACCCTGGGCAAGCGGGCGCAACTCGGTGCCTACACTGTCATCAATCGGGCAGTGGTTGCCAACGGCGGCGATTTCGAGGTTCTGGCCCCCGATGGTACCAGTATCGGTCGGTTCCTCATGGGAACGGCATCCACTGGGACGGCATCGTTCGTTTCGGATCATGTCAATTTTACCCTGTCGGACGACACCGACTACATCCTGGGCAACTACTTCCGCATCATCGTTGCCGGCTACACCAGCCCGACCGCTAACTGGTGGGACCCGACCGCCGTGGATGGTACGCAGATCGCCGCTGGTATCCTTCTCGCCCCTGTTGATGCGACCTCCGCCGCTCAGTTGGCGACCATGGCCTACCGCGACATGACCGCGTATCAAAACCTCTTGCGCTGGAAATCGACCGTGACTTCCGGGCAGAAGGCGGAAGCGTACCGGCAGTTGTCCATGCTCGAAATCGAAACCCGACCGACCGCAACCGCAGCCTCTGGCGTGATGGTCTAACAGGAGCAATATATCATGCCAATGGTTGATCCTTTTGCCGCGAATAACCCCCTGTTCCGTTTGACCAGCCTGACGGCCAGCATGGAGAACCTCCCGTACCAGCCCCGGCGGCTGGAACAGTTGGGATGGTTCACCGAAGCGGGCCTGTCCACCACGACCGCCTGGATCGAGGAACGGGATGGCGTCCTCTACGTGTTTGATGTCAAGGCCCGTGGCTCCGACGGCAATGTGGCGGGTGAAGGCGATCGGCGCGGTATCGAGTTCCAGATTCCGCATATCCCGGCACAGGGTTCCTTGCTGGCCGACTCGGTTCAGGGCGTTCGCGCCTTCGGCACCGAGAATCAGTCCGAGGTCCTGATTACCCGGCTGAACGAACGGCTCGGTGTCATTCGCAATTCGATGGATTACACTATCGAGTACCATCGTATGTTGGCCATCAAGGGCCAATACATGGATGCAAACAACGTTGCGCAAAGCCTGTTCACCAAGTTTGCCGTCGCTCAACAGACCGCCAATTTCATCCTCAATCCTTCGACGGATACCGAAGGTCAGGCGCAGGTTGTGGACCTGATGATCAAGATCGGGGCCGGTCTCAAGGGGCGCACTTTCTCTGGTGTTCACGTCCTCTGCGGCACCACGTTCTGGCAGCACCTCCTCAAGGACAAGGGGCGCAAGCAGACCTACCTGAATACCCCGGACGCTGCCAAGCTGCGTGGCCCCGGCGGCATCATGATGGATCTGTGGGGTTGCACCTGGGAATGGTACCAAGGCGATTCCCTGATCAACATCGGTGCCACCGACGCCTACATGGTCCCGACCGGCGTGCAGAATAAGTACCTGACGCGCTATGCCCCGGCCCCGTACACCGAGACGGTGAACACCATCGGTCGCCCATACTATGTCAAGTCCGAACTGATGAAATTCGGCAAGGGGTGGGACTTCGAGGCGCAGTCCAATCCGTTGAATATCGACACCGTGCCCCGCGCCACCATCAAACTGTCCTACGCGGCCAGTTGACCGGCGAATGTACGCAACGCCCTTAGATTTGCGTGATCGTTTCCGTCGAGGGATCGACGGGGACGAGTTCGCATTGTTGTCAGATGAAGACTTGGCAGGGGCGTTGACCGGGGCAAGTTCTGAGATTGATAGCTGGCGTAAGCCTGGGGTGTTGGGAATCGACGCCCTGTTGATCTTGAAGGAGAAATGTTTGATCCTCGCCCGGTTGCTGGCTAATAAAGATCAGGCTCTTGATTCTTCCCACCCTGTTGTCCGAGACGCACAGGAAGTTCGCGCCTGGTTGAAAGCCCTTCTCCGCAACCCCGAATTGTTACCCTCCGCTGAGAACACAGCGGTTGGCACTATTGCCGCCCCAACCATTGATCTAGTGTACGGGGATGCGTTTAGCCTGGCGTATAATCGCGTAAATCCGGGCTTCTACCGATAATGGCCATTGAAACAATGATCTTTGCCATTATCGCCTCCCTTACATCATTGGCGGCGATTCAATTGACTATTGGCCGATGGTTGCTGGACTCATGGCGAGGGGAAATGCAGGCGCAGTTGCGTGCAGTAATCGAGAATATAACATGGCAGTTTTCCGCTAGTGAGGAACGGTCCAAGTCTGCTTCCAATACATGGAGAGTTAGATTTGAGCAGGTAGAAAACAGGATTGATCATATTGAGGCAGTGCTTACTCGAAAATGCGCCGATTGTCCGACCCTTCTAGCATTGAAAAAAGAGGAAAAAGAGTCATGATTCCTTGGTGGAAATCCCGCACGATTCAATGGTCACTCGTTACCCTCGCCCTGTGGGCAATGGTGTTCGTCGCGATGCTGTTTGGCATCGATGTGGACACCTTGATCACAAAGGCCGTGGCGGCAGCAGGGACGGCTTCAACCCTGTTGACCATCGTTGGTCGCGTCACAAGCCCAGGGGTCAGTATCGACCCTGCTAAGGTGTTCCCTGGGGTATCTTCTCCTGGTGTTGAGTCTATAATCGGTGCGATCAAAGACTCCCGCAATGCCCGAGATGAGCGGATCATCGAATAATGAGCGGCGTATCTGTCACCGTTAACGACGCTCAGATCAATGCGGCCTTGTCTGCGTTGCGGGCGCGGGTGACTGATCTAAAAAAGCCAATGACTGAGGTTGGCGGTTTGCTTGTGACATTGACGGATTTATGTTTCCGGGATGAGACAAGCCCCTGGGGGGATAAGTGGGATTCCCTAAAGGAGAGTACCTTAGCACGTCGGCGCAAAGGAGGGGAAGGCGCTCGCATTCTTCGGGATACAGGGCGACTTGCTGCGTCTTTTAACTATAAAGCAAGTTCCTCCCAGGTGGTAGTCGGCACTAACGTGGAGTATGCTGCTACGCATCAATTCGGTGCCGAAAAAGGTGCGTTCGGAAAGAATAAACGAGGGATCATGATCCCTTGGGGCAAGATACCCGCACGTCCTTTCCTGCCCATCCGCCCGGACGGTCGCGTTGATTTGCCGCAGGATACTTTTGATGACATTCTGGATACTTTCCAGCGCCATATACAGGGGTCGCTTAAATGAGCGAATACCTCCCTGATCTGACCGCAGGACTCGAATACATTGAGAGTATTCTCAAGGAAGAACTAATGCCTCATGCGGGCGTTGTTCGTGCGGGCGGAGCGTTTGATTCCGGAGAAATGCGCCGCCATGTGCTATCCGCCCCTGTCGTGTTGCTTTCCTTGTTAGGCGCTGGGGCTTCTCAGCGCCACGGGCGAACAGGGTGGATCATGTCTGTGCAGTTGGCAGCATACGTGCTTACCCGCGACACCCCTCCAATGGCTCAAAGAGATGATGCTGCGCTTTCCCTAGTAACCAAGGTACTGCGCATTGTAAACCGCTCCCCTTGGTCTCAGTCCCGGACCCCAGCCTTTGGCGTGGTTGAACAGGATAGCGTATCCGCGACTAATCTATATAGCGGGGCCATTGACTCAGCGGCGGTGGCCTTATGGGCGGTGACTTGGAGTCAGAACTTCATCCTTGACCTAGTGGCGGGAGGACAGGAATGAGCCAAGTCCGCATCCCAGCCCTATCAAACGGTACGGCAAGCATCCGCCTGGTGCACGCTACAACGCATAATGACGTATTGGGGTTTGAGGGGGATGAATGGGCGACCGCCTATGAATTGCTGCGGTTAGATACCGAGCAATTCATCGAATTAACACCTACGGCAGATATTGCATTGGCCGGGGGTGGGGTCACTGCATACGCTTTTCGGGTATTCGCCCCGAAAGAACGCCTAGCATTATCCTATATCCAGGTTCCGGAGTCGTCTGTCCCTTTGGAATTGCGTGCCTTGATCGGGGCATCGGAACCAGAACCAGGATCAACCCTGTTGGCGGAATTGATCGCGGACATGGGCGAAGCAGTCGCGTCATGCGAAGCGGATTCCTTGACCGCGACTACACAATCAGGGATTGCAACGGATGCTGCCGAATCCGCTTTAGCTGAGGCAGGGATTGCAACTGTACAGGCAGGGATTGCAACTGTACAGGCAGGGTCTTCTTTAACTCAAGCTGGGATCGCCACCAGTTCAGCTAATTCCGCCCTGTTATCATCTGAAACAGCAACATCGGCTGCGCAGACCGCAACACAACAGGGGGGTGTCGCCCTTACGCAAGCGGGGATTGCAACAGGAGCGGCATCTAATGCCATTGATGCAGCGGAGTCTGCAAATAATGCTCGTACTCAGACTGGATTAGATCGTACTCAGACTGGATTAGATCGTATTGCAACAGGATTAGATCGTACTCAGACTGGATTGGATTCAGTAAATACTAGTGGAGACCGCACGCAGACTGGATTAGATCGTACTCAGACTGGATTAGATCGTACTCAGACTGGATTAGATCGTACTCAGACTGGATTGGATCAAGCATCCGCAGCCGAGTCCGCAGCGGCCATTGAATTGAATTTGACATCCTTGGTTATGTTAACCGCAATTGATGATATCAGCGTTACACTTTTAGTGGGGGCAGGGGTAGTGATCGAGGAAGGTACTACACCATACGATAATATTACTCTCGCATTGGAGATTGGATAATGCCCCTGTTAAGTGTTCAATTAGTACAATTATCCGCCCTTGATGACATTCGTTCGGATACTGTGGCTGATGCTGTTACTGCCGCCCAACTTGCTGGAACCGCCGCCGGGACAACGGCTGGAACCGCCGCCGGGACAACGGCTGGAACCGCCGCCGGGACAACGGCTGGAACCACAGCCGCTTTGTCTACTTTACAGGGTCTAGATGTAATAACGCCCACTTTGGCCGGGTATAATCAAACCCAACGACAACTAACTATTGTTGCGGGAAATGTAACAGTCCCACTTGATGGTATTCCATCCTATATAAATGCCGATGCTAATATTACCGGATGGACGATTACCGCGCCCCCAACAGGCAAGATTTCGGATACGGAGATTGCTGTTTGGTATTCCGTGCAGTCGCGCTCTGTAGCAATGCCTAGTACATATTCGGCTTTCGGGGTAGGAGCACTCCCTTTTTCCACTGTTGAAAACTGGGTATATTTGCTATTTTTACGCCGTATCCCTGGTTCGACGTTTTCTTATCGAGCTGATGTGGTTCCCTATCGGGTCTGATTTTGACATCATGATTAACGGATACATGCTCGGTGGTTGGCGAGAACAGCGCCTTGCCGCTGTTCAGCAAATATTTTCCTCCGCGCCTGGCGGAGGCGGGAAGTCTGGGGCGTTGTGGTTGCCGGACACGCCTGCGATGTATGCGGCATCTGATGGGTCTTCTTTTTCTTCTGCTAATGGCCCAATAGGACTTCTAGGAGACCAATCAAAACCCTTAGTATCCGGACAAGAACTAGCCGGATCACCATGGACAGTGACTGGCGCAAATACAGTTGTTTTTGGGAATACTGCGACATTAACTGCGGCAAGCGCGGAGTCGTCAAAGATTGGCGGAACGACTGGAAATTTCTATTGGTTTGAATATTCTGCAAACATAACAACGAGCAATCTTATTATACGATGCGGAAGTACGACGATTATCACGTTAGTTGGAGGTAGCTCCTACACAGGTAAATCGCTAGTAAGATTCGATGGTGCTGCAAATTTAATTAGACTTGTGCCAGTTGGCGCGGTTACTGGAACAATTACGGTCTCCGTTAAAGAGTTAACTGGATATCACGCCATCCAAGCAACGGCTGGAAATCGCCCAACGGTTCGTCTCACGCCTCAAACAAAAAAGTATTTCATTGATTCAACGACAGCAACACAGACCCTTGTCTCCACACTTCCGAACTGGGGAAGCTGCACTATTGCGCGCGTCCGCATGGATGGCACTGTAGAATACTCGACAGCGACGGTAAGTGGTGCATTCGCCGTAACCGAGACGAATCGGGCGATGCTTGGGTGCGGAGTGTTCTCAGGGACGCTGAGCGATGTACAAAAACGAGCGTTTGATCAATTTGCTGGGTTTTATCGTCCTGCATTAGGGGCCGAAATGTTCCCCAATGGTGAATTTACTTTACCGTTAAGTGGGTGGAGCACAACTGCATCAACAATCGCAATTGTTAGTGAGAAATTAACTTTAACATCATCATCAACATCAACAGGATACTGTTCAAAAATAGTAGCAACAAATAGTAGTTCTATTTTGCTGGCAAGGTTTACTATTATAAAAGAGACGGCTAGTGGTGGCGGTGTTCAACTAAAAGTAAATAGTGGGTTAACAACTTATGGATCTGACAATTCTAATTCGTCACCAGGAGAAAAAAGTTTTAACATCCTCGTTGCTGGCGTTACGCAAGTTCTATTCTATCTATACAACTGGGGTACTACCCCAGGCGTAACGTCTAAATTTGATAATATCTCATTGAGGGAAGTTCTTTAATGAAATACCTAAATACCAAATCCCATCAGCCTCCACCCCAGTACATCGTCTCCGATGGAATGACTTACGACAGCGCATCCCTGATCGCCGGCGCCGAGAAAGGCGACGCCAAGGCAATCTCAATTCTCGCGGAAGCCGGGTACGTCCCTCATCAGTATCCCGATAACGCGGACGACTACCCTCTCGGGCTCAGATGGGCGCTAGATGCGGAAGGGGCGTATATCGGAACCCCGGTCGGCA